ATGGGTCCCGTACGGACTCAGATTCTAGGAAGACCGAGCAGACAAAAAGAAGAACAGTCTAATCGAGTTAAAAATTTCATGAATTATCAAATCATGGATGTTATGAAAGAGTACGAACCTGAGTTCGATCAAATGCTCTTTTATCTACCGTTAGCAGGATCTGCTTTCAAAAAAGTTTATTATGATGAACTTTTAGGACGAGCGGTTTCCAAGTTTATACAAGCTGACGATTTAATTGTCCCGTATACGGCTACCTCATTAGCCGATGCGGAGGCGGTTATGCATGTCATTAAAATGTCAGAAAATGACTTAAGAAAAAAACAAGTCTCTGGTTTTTATGTTGATATCGAATTGAAACCCGGTTATGACCAGGAAACAGAGGTCGAGAAAAAAGAAAGACAACTCGAAGGAATTAAAAAAACACGAGATGAAGATATATTTACGATCCTAGAGTGTCATGTTAATTTAGATCTTGAAGGGTTTGAAGATATTGGACAAGACGGAGAACCTACAGGAATTAAGCTTCCTTATATTGTAACAATAGAAGAGAATTCACGAAAAGTTTTATCAATCAGACGAAACTACAAACAAGAAGATTCATTAAAAAACAAAATACAATACTTTGTTCATTTCAGATTTTTACCTGGAATGGGCTTTTATGGTTTTGGATTAATTCATATGATTGGCGGTTTATCAAGAACAGCAACCACTGCTCTACGTCAATTATTAGATGCAGGTACATTAAGTAACCTCCCTGCAGGTTTTAAACAAAGAGGAATACGTGTAAGAGACGAAGCACAGGCTATTCAGCCCGGCGAATTTAGAGATGTCGATGCACCTGGTGGAAACATCAAGGATGCTTTTATGACTCTACCTTTCAAAGAACCATCACAGACATTATTGTCGTTGATGGGAATTGTTGTCCAAGCAGGACAAAGATTTGCCGCCATCGCTGATATGCAGGTCGGAGACGGCAACCAGCAGGCCGCTGTTGGTACGACCATTGCACTCTTAGAACGTGGTTCCAGGGTCATGTCAGCGATTCACAAACGATTATTTGTGGGGCTTAAGCAAGAATTTAATTTGCTAGCTGGCGTATTTAAAACGTATTTACCTCCCGAGTATCCTTATGATGTCGTGGGGGCACAACGAAATGTAAAAGTTACCGATTTTGATGACAAAGTAGATATTGTTCCGATTGCAGATCCTAATATTTTTTCTCAATCTCAAAGAATTTCTATGGCACAAACAGAATTACAACTCGCTCAAGCCAATCCGCAGCTGCATAATATGTATGAAGCGTTTTATGCCATGTATAGTGCGATCGGAGTGAAGGAAATTGATAAAATTTTACCTCCTCCACCTCAACCTACGCCTTTAGATCCGGCAGTAGAGAATATTATGGCTTTATCTTCAAAACCTTTTCAAGCTTTTAAAGGTCAAAACCATCAAGCGCACATTACCTCGCATTTAAATTTCATGTCGACGAATTTAGCGCGAAATAATCCGATGATTTTAGGTGCATTGGAAAAAAACTGTTTTGAACACATCTCCATGATGGCTCAAGAGCAGATTGAAGTGGAATTTAGAGAAGAAATAATGCAATTACAGCAACTACAACAAATGATGCAGCAAAATCCAGCGATGCAACAGAATCCACAGGTGCAACAACAATTAATGCAGATGACTATGAAAATTGAAGCTAGAAAAGCTGGATTAATTGCAGAAATGATGCAAGAATTTAAAGATGAAGAGAATAAGATCATGGGTCAGTTCGGAAATGATCCCATTGCCAGATTAAAGGCAAGAGAACTAGATTTAAGAGCTATGGATGATTCAGTTAAGAGAGAACAGGATCAAGAAAAGATTAATTTGGATAAATCCAAGCAATTAATGGGTCAACAACAGTTCGATGAAAAATTAGAACAGAATGAAGAGCTCGCAGAACTACGAGCAGATACTTCTCTTGCTAAACAACAGATGTCCAATGAGGTCAAGATATATTCCGATAGGATGAAACGTAAAGACGTTAAAACCTTGAAAGGCCCAAGAAGATAAGATACAACCCAATAAGGAGAAAAATATGACAAAAACAGAAGTAGGATATCCAGAAGGCGGCAAAAAGTATAAAGAAGAGCCGGGCAAAGTAGGACAAGATCCTAGAGCTGATATTTTGACGAATGACTTTACACCTGGTCAAAAAATAGACAAAGGAACTAAAGTTACCGTTAAAGGCGTAGGCAAAGCTAGAAAACAAACAGCAACCTGGTTCTAATATGTGGTTTGGTCTAGCGAGGATGGCTCTGAAGACAGGGAGTCATATATATCAAAATAGACAAAAGACAAAAGCTGCAATGTCAGATGCTGCTTTGATGCATGCCGAGCGTATGGCCCGAGGTGAGGAAACTTACCAGGGCAAGCTTTTAGAATCCCGGGATAAAGATTACAAAGACGAATTCGTCCTGTTGATAATTTCGGCGCCCATCATAGTGCTCGCCTGGGGAGTTTTCAGTGACGACGCGCAAATGATGGAGAAGGTGGAGCTTTTCTTTCATCATTTTGGCTCACTGCCAATATGGTTCCAAACTTTGTGGATTACCGTCGTAGCGAGTATTTTTGGAATAAAGGGAACACAAGTGTTCAGAAATGGAGGACCTAAGAAGAAATAGACTTGCATTTAGGAGCAAGTTATACTAACAATTAAACAAGGATAATATTATGGCAAAGAAAAAGAAAAAAAGTTGGAAAAAGAAACTTCTCAAAGCTGCTTTAATAGGTGGAGCACTTTATGGTGGTTCTAAATTATTAAAAAACAGACGTGCTGCATCTATTGCAGATATGGATGATGCAGGTATCGGAGTAACTCATCCTGCTTTAACAGACACAGCACCTGTTGCAGAAAATGTAGTACCAGCAGATACAAAACCAATTATTGGAACTGGTGGCGGAGGAATACATCAAGGTAAACCTAAAAAGATAAACCCTTGGCGTGGAGTCGCACCCGCTCCCCCAGGTATTTTAAATCCTTATAGAGCACCATTAAACACTATGGATCCTCATCAATACCGTTGGCCTAATAAAGGTGGCGGAATTGCTAAACGTGGAACGGGAGCTGCTTATAAAAAAGGTGGTCGTGTTACTGGAATCGCAAAACGTGGTTTTGGTAGAGCATTAATGAAGGGGAAAAACTAATGAGACAAAATGGTGTAAGAAGCAATGTCAGATTTCCATACTCAAGTGGTATGAAGAAAGGCGGCAAAGCTAAGAAGCAAGGTTACAAAGATAGAGAAGACGAATCTATCAGTGCAAGACGTGGAAAAGAATCTACTAAGAAACAATCTTTCAAAGACAGACGTGACGAGTCCTATGGAAAATGGGGCAAACGTAAAAGAGGAAAAATTAATAGATAATGCCACAATATTTTGATTCCACAGCAGCACGCCCAATGAAGACTAAAAAAAGTGTTTATGCTAAAGGTGGAAGAGCTAAATATTATGGTGGCGGACGAACTGATCTTTTAGAAGAACTGGGTCGTGTCGAAGCTAAACCTTCAAATCCAAATCGCAGAGCTGAAATATCTAGAGTCCATTCAGAATTGAATCAGGGCTATGCTACAGGTGGACGTGTTGGAGCTAAAGACGGCAAGTGGATTCAGAAAGCTACAGCTTCAATCAAGAAAAGGGGAACGAAAGGAAAATGCACTCCGATTACAAAACCAGGATGTACAGGAAGAGCTAAAGCATTAGCAAAAACATTTAAGAAAATGGCAAGAGAAAGAAAATCAGCTTAATGAGAGCAGTCTTAATAGACGCACTAGAGAAACAATACGAAGCCGAAATTGCAGCAGCAGATGCTGTGATTAAATTACTTTTAGAGAATTCTGTTGGGGTTAGTGAACATTTAAACCATCAAAAAGAATTAGATTGTCAGCTACATAAAGTGGCAAGTGCCGAAGAAAAATTACAGGTATTAAAAGATTATGAAATTCCAAAGGCGACTTTATAATGCCTTTTAAATCAGAAAAACAACGACGTTATTTATGGAAGAAACATCCTAAAATTGCTAGGGATTGGACAGATACTTACGGTAGTAAGCCTAGAGGAAAGAAGAAGAAAACAAAAAGGAGAAAAAAATAATGTTAAATATTGTAGTAACTTCTATCCAGCCTGCATTAAACAATACAATTAAAAATTTTGTTTATGAAGAAAAACATAAGTGGAAAAAAGATTTAAAAAACGTAAAAGCCCTAACTTCTGGATTTAATCCTCACTATCAATTTTTTGATGAACTATATGATTTTTCGTACAAGGTATTAAAAAAACTTACTAAAAGAGAATGGCAAAGATCTTGTTGGTGGGCAAATTATTATTCTAAATCTAATTATTGTGATCCCCATCATCACAAACCTGAAACTTTATCAGCTATTGTTATTGTAAAATCTTCACCTAAAAACCCTCTGTATTTTATAGAAAACAATGAAAAATATGATATAAAGGAGCAAGATGGAATGATGCTATTTTTTGACTCAGAATATTTTCATGGGGTTAAAGCATGTGAAAATGAAAGAATTACATGTACATTAGATTTTATACCTAAAACCAATGAGAGGACATAATGGACGATTTATTATTCATAGATAAGATCAGAAGAATCATTAAAATGAGACATGATGACGTTGTTTCTGCCATGGTCTCCGGAGGTGTTGACAATATGGAGAAATATCAATATATGTTAGGACAGTTACGAACGTATCAGTATCTAAGTCAGGAAATATCCAGCCTGCTTGAAAAAAAGGAGCAAAAAAATAGTGACGGAACAGTCATCAGTATCAAACCAAAAGGAAGTCCCAAAACATAAGGCGGCTCTCCAGGAAAAATACGATAAAGAACCTAAAAAACCTGAAAAAGATCTAACATCCGAAACTGCTAAATTGCCCAAACCAACTGGTTGGAGACTTTTAGTTTTGCCTTTCAAAATGAAAGAAAAAACTAAAGGCGGTATTCTTATAACTGATGACGTTATAGAACGTTCACAAGTAGCATCGACTTGTGGTCTTGTATTAGATGTTGGACCGGATGCGTACAAAGACAAAGAAAGATATCCTGATGGACCTTGGTGTAAAAAAGGAACCTGGGTGATTTTTGCTAGATACGCCGGATCCAGAATGAAAATAGATGGGGGTGAAGTTAGACTTTTGAATGATGATGAAGTTCTAGCGACCGTGGAAAACCCTGAAGATATATTCCATGAACTTTAATC